CCTTGGGAGTCAACCAGTCTACAGCTATTACCTGTGTGAAACCCAGCGGCACTGTGAGCCAACTCACTGACACAGCAAGTGGTATTCATCCCCGGCATTCTCAATGGTACATTCGTACAGTGAGGTCTGACAACAAAGACCCACTGACGGAGTTCTTGAAAGACCAAGGGATTCCAAATGAGCCATGTGTAATGAAACCTGACTCTACAACAATCTTCTCTTTCCCTCAGAAATCCCCCCAAGGGTCTGTGATGAGAGACGACAGGACGGCCTTACAGCAGCTTGAAGTGTGGTCCACATACCAGAAGCACTGGTGTGAACACAAGCCTTCTATCACAGTGTACGTTAAAGAACACGAGTGGATGACAGTGGGTGCATGGGTGTATGAACACTTTGACGACGTGAGTGGCATTAGCTTCTTACCCTTCTCAGAGCATACGTACCAACAGGCTCCCTATCAAGATTGCACAGAGGAGCAGTTCCTTGAGATGCAGACAAGGATGCCTGTGCTAGATTGGGATGCATTGTCTAATTATGAAACAGAGGATTTAACAGAAGGCACACAAACCCTAGCTTGCACAGGAGGATCTTGTGAAATATGAACAAAACAGGAGTACACAACCATGAAACAACCAATAGACAAGACAGAAGCGCTGCTAGGTTTTATTGGGTTTTGTTTTGGAATCTCCCTACTCTGTATAGGGGCGTCGATTCTGATTGAAGCACTGAAATAACACCAGTGTGGCCTGCCCCGTTAGGCAGCCAGCCGTAAGTATAAAGGAGGAACGAGATGACTAAGATAACAATCACATCAAAGATAGAAGCAGAAGAGCTACGCAAGGCATTGGCTGAGTATGATTCTAAGCCTGTGCGGTGGAGGCCGATGAAGAGAAGTACGTACTTCTTTCAGGACGAGTGTGGCATCATCCTTAGAGCAGAATGGTGTGATTCCAAGGTAGACCACCTCAAGTGGAACTCCTTTAACTGCTTTCCCACCAGAGAAATGGCCGAGTCTTGCTTGCCTGATCTGCTAAGAGCAAAGGCATACATCATGGCAGCGCGTACTGTTGACCCTGATTTTGTACCTGATTGGGACGATGCCAAACAAGAGAAGTGGGCATGTTACTATAACTGCGCTAATAACGAACATTCCACTTACAGTACGCGCCACTGCGACGATACTATTACTTACGTATCAACAGAAAAGAAAGCATTAGAAATGATAGAGCTACTGAAATCGTGGGGTGTGAAATGAGTGACGTACTCAGAGAGGAACCGGCAACCCTTAATGAATGCAAGTCGTGTGGAGTAAGCTTCAACACAATGCCTGATGAGAAGCAGGATGAATGCTCTAGCTGTATGAATATCCAAGACGACACGGGAGTATAGGAATGAGATATTATAATAGAGGATACGAAGACGGTATCAGAGGATTCGATGCAAGCCCTTATGGCGATTATGATGAGTATATGAGAGGATATTACGATGGAGAGTCAGATCGGTGAATAACAACGAGACTAGAGAGCTTAAAGCCAAGCACTTCCGGGAGGCTGCTGAGATGTGTGTGGACTACTACGATGTAAGTTATAACAACGACGGATGGGGAGCTGTGAGCGCCCTTAAAGAACTTCTGGAAGATAAAGCCAAGGAGTTAGAGCAATGAATGCCCAAGAGAACCTACTAGATGAAATACTACGGATGAAAGGAGTGAAGATATGAACGATTTAACAGAACAGGAAAGAAACGTATTAAAGGATTTCATAGGAGAGAATTGGAATCTGTTTAAGAAAACCCTGAGACAGCAAGGACTGGATGAGTCTGACGGAGATTTAATCTGCGAGAAGCTTGAACAATGACTAAGCCAGAGCTAACCATCCACTGCAAAGACTGCGATGAGCAGGTAGGAACTTACACAGATGGCAAGAGTGATTGCAGCAGATACTGCTATCAGTGTGAGGCTCCCGTCAGTCCATTCACGGTGACACTTAAAGACGCGGAGACAGGGAGGATAGTAGATGAATTGCACACTAACTAAATTCAGAACAGGGCTGCCACTGTGGTGGGATCGGCAAGTGGCTATTAGAACTGCCGTTATAAAGAACTGCCAAGCCATGATGTTCATCGTAATTGGGGTAATCATCTTGGGTCTAGCTTACCTGTATGTAGCCGCACTGCTTAATCTAAACTTATACGCATGGTGGAGTTTAACCATAGTGACAGGTGCCGTAATATGCTACGGCATACACAGGTTCTTTAAGAACGTGTGTGAGCTAGCAGAATAGGGATGGGTTCTTATGGACGATCAAACGGATTATGGCGAGCAGCCCGTAAGGCTGAGGTGCGGAAAGTAATTATGGAGAAGTGGCGAGGTAAGGGTGTTACGTGTCCTCGCACATTAAAAAGAATTGCGGACAAAGTAATGAAGAATAGAGGAGTGTAGTTATGAGTAGCATTAGTGATTATGTAGAACGTAACCGATTGAAGACCGAGATTGAGCGTGTGGGTGTTAGGGAGGCTGTGAAGGGAATGAAGAATGCCTCCGATAAAGAATGCGTGGAGTATAGGAAGCGACAAGGTTGGTACGGAGGCACAACAGGACATGAGTGAAGAGCAGAAACCAGTAGCTTGGTTATGGAAATTCAAAGATGATGGCGAAGAAGGCTTGGCACCCTTCATGTTTGAGCCTGAGTGTAGTGAAAGGTTCGATGTGACTCCCCTCTACACCCACCCGCAGAAGGAACTTACCGATGATGAGATATTCAAAGTAGCCAATGATTACGCCAATGCTGCCATGTCCGTTGGCGGAGGCATGAAGACCTGCGTCCCTCTGGAGATAGGATTCGCCAGAGCAATACTGAAAGCAGCGAGTGGTTAATCACAATCCTTACTTAACAGTCTCTCAATAATAATAGACTGATACTGCTCCGTGGCTCTAAGCTCACCAAGCTCCAGTAACAAATCTGTATAGCCAGCTACGCCCATTGTTATGATGATTAGGTAGGCGGCTGTATGGCTCTTGTTCGCCGAGAGCAGGGCTAGGAGGTTCATTTCTTGCCACCAAACATACCTGCAAGCATCCCTGCAATACCCTGTGGATTAGCCACACCGTTTGCAGCATCAAGCTTCTGCTTGTGTTCGTGCTTTAGAACACCGAAGTAGGCGTGCAACAATGTCACCAGCGGCGCAAGCACGGCAACAATGAACGGCCATCCATCCATGACAGCTTTAACTGTTGCGTTGGCCTCTGTGTACACGCTCACGATCCACACAGATACGATAGCAATGATTGTGAATGCTATGACATGGAAAGACCCCTTAGCGATGTAGGGGCGCGTTGTGTGTGGTATCTTGGCATCTGCCTCCAGCATGGCGCGAACGGTAGAGTGCGACTCTTTGATTTCAGTGATCGTTACATCAAACTCTTTTGCCATGATTGCCGCTCGATCTGATGCAGGAAGCGATTGGATAGCTTCAGCAGCTTGCTTGCCCGTAGCGTCTTGTGGCAGCTTGGATGAATCAGGCAAGAACGCATTGATTGCGCCAACAATAGCGCCACCGCCCGGAACTAAAGCACTGATCGCACCAGCACCCACTGTCTTAACAATATCCCATACGTTCATATCATCGCTTCCCTTTGGATTGGTAATACCAATCGAGTAGTATCTTCTTTATTGCTTCGCTCACTTTCTATTGGGCTGAACACCTATGCGGTATTGCCCCAGCGGACCTTCATTCTTGCCCATCGAATCTAGTGTGTCGTAGCTGTGCCGCTGTAACGCCTCCGCCTGAGCTAGAAGTCCAACAATCTGCTGATTGTTTCTCAGCACAGTCTTAGCCTCTATGCGTGGGTCGTCTTCAATGAATCTACATTTCTCTGAAACTTCATCTTGCAAGAGATGCAAAAGCTCCTCTAATTTATGTCCATCGTGGTTATCTCTACCCATTAGTATCTTCATATCAATTCTCCTTGCGTCTCCATACATTGTACAAGTTAATTGGTGGCAGCTTCATAGGAGGCCAGTTCATTTATCTTTCGGCAAGAGGGCTTCAAGGGCGATGAACAGGACAATCAATGCTCCAGCTAAGCCGATCACTTCAAACATCAATAGCTCCAAACCCAAGGCCGTGTGCCTTCTGTTAAATCATCAAGATGGAGGTAGCGATACTTATGCCCACCCTTCTGTGCAACACCTATGCCTTGCATGCCCTCGGCCAAGGCTGCTGTAAGGATCGCATGGGTATTATTACCACTGCATCTAATATCAACTGCACGACCTGTTGTGTGCGCTCCTGTGCGCCCTGAGTGGCTTACAGCATTGTTATGCGCTGGACACCTGTAGCCGCTGCTGATTGTCATGGGTACACCGACACGCTCACGGACGGCAACAAGCTTCGCCATGAACTCGTCATCCATCTCACCACCTTCGCAGCTCTCACATTTACACTTCAATTCTGATGATGAAAAGTATTCATAGTCTTTCATGCTTCCGTCTCCAATCGTGATTCTAGTTCTTTGATGCGCTGGTCAATATTCTTCTGCTGCATGTGGATGAATAGTAGCTCTGTCTCTAGGAGGGCTTTGCGTCTGCTAGAGGGCTTACGGTTGCTCATGTCAATCAAGCGGCTCACAAGGCCGTCATTGGCCTCTAATGCCATGCTTGCTCCTGCTCCATAGCCAACATAGACCGATGATGTCCACTGCCGCCATTGAGGGGTCAAGGTGCTGCTCCCCTGTTAACATGAAGATCACAAGGAAGAAGACAAAGCTCATGAGGTAATACTTGAACACTGTCTCAATCCAGAAGCCGTGAATGCGCTTGTTCAGAAGCAGATGCAAGGCCATACCTGCGCCTAATACCTTCACTGTAAGAATATAAACAACCACTATATCAATCATAAGAACTTCACCCCTAACAAGACCACCCCACCAAGCACGATAGCTTGAATAGCCGTTGTAACTACTAAGTTAGTCACTGTTTTATTTGCTGAATCCTTTGTCACTAACTTGCTGCGCTTATCTTCCCCGAAGGTAATGTGATGCTCATGGTGAATAGCCTGAGCCACCCCCAGTATCTCAGGTGCCATGTCGCGCATCTCTTGCTTACGACTATCGGCTTTCTCTGCGTAGTATTCCTTACACACGTTATGCGCGATAATCTTGATCTTATCGTCGTCCATGCTGCTCCCCTGTTCCATCAGGTTATTTATTGTACATCTGTTTAAAGTAGAACCATGTGAATAGCGTAGTGCCAGCAATATCCAGCATGGCCTCCTTCAATGTGTTCTGCTCTGAACCAGTCACCAGTCGCGTAACAAACTGCACAAGCTCAATGGCAACACCCACGCACAATGCTATGGCTGTCATAGGGATGCCCAGTACAATCATGTTAGCGAGTAGAGCTAAGCGGCAATGCTTCACTGTGTTGATGTCTGTCTTCATGTGGCTGATAATGATATTCATTCTGACACCTCAACTGGCAATCTCTTCTCAACTAAAGCCAATACCTCTGGCGTAGCTACGTCCACGGTGGCCTGTGCGTCAGCACGATCAACATCATCAGTAACTAAATCAGGGTGGCGTGCGAACTTACCATCCTCATCCTTATAATCAGGATAGTCAGCGTTATCCAAGGCATCCAATGCCAGCCTACGTTGTGCAGCTTCATAGCTTAGTGTTGCAATTAACAGGGCGTTATCAGACTCAATGCGTGCCTTCTCTGCACTCATCTCTTTGTAGAAGTCCGACAACTCTTTCTGCTGTGCTGCATTGCCCCGTGTAAGTTGCTCCCGTTGTGCTGGTCGATACTTACCATTGATAAGGGCTTGCATGTGTACAGCGATGGTTTGAGCGTCAAAGGTTCTGCTACCCATTAGGTCAATCATTGTACGGCCTCCAGTGTAATCATGTGTTTGTTAGCTGTTGCCAGCGTCACCGAATATATGAAGCCATCGAATAAGACAGGGGTAAGGTCAAAGTCAAACGGTAGCCCTGTAATCATATCAATAGCTGCCACAATCGTACTGCCCTGTGGTGCGGAATAAGCTGTACCGTTCGCATATACAACCTTAGGCGGCGTGGAACCATTAGCACTGTTTAGCACTAGCTGCTCCCGTAAGGGCACGGCCTTCATTGATACCCGAACATCGGTAGTTCCATTCACCTGCACGCGATCAAAGCCAAGATCTGTTGTGTCATCTTTAGCGATACCGCGATGTAATACTTCCAAGCCTTTCAGATAATCATAAGCACCTGCTGTCTCTACTGCGCATATACCAGATGACTTGAGGTATTCAGAGTCTGTCACTGCACTGGCTGTTAATAGTGCCTTAGAATCTGTACCAAATAGCTGCTTCTCTTGGTCGTACATGAACTTAACCTGCTCTGCCGATGGCGCGGTTAATCCCACTTTAAACAGCGCCATATTGTTGTAGCCCGTAGACCACGCTGATGTCGCATTTCCAATCCTTAGCGTAGCTGTTGGGATTGATATATCGGTTGCCACCGCAAAGCTCTTGACCATGCTCCCGTTGATATAGATATATAGAACCCCAGCGTCCCTGATGAATGATAGCTTTTGCCAAGCGGTGTCACTTGAGCTGAAACCTGACAGCGAATCATAATTGGCGGCTGCACCCTTCTTAACCCTGAATGTTACGGCAGAAGACCCAGAAGAAATATAAGCGGTAACATGATCTCCGCCGATGTTCCCTAATTCAAACAAGCTATTGAACTGTAAATTTCCGGTAGCCCACATATCAAACCAGAAATCACCCGTGCCGATGTTGTTCCAATCAGCGCTCGTAGGTTCCTCGAAATAGTCTACGGCAGACGTAGCGCCATACGTATTAACCCCACCAGCATTCACTGTCTCTGTAACTGTGCCATTCTCTACCAGTGTGGCTGCCTTGACGCTCCGATCTGCCGACTTGGAGTTGGCCAGAAAGCATCTCACTGTGTTGCCGTGCATCCAGCCTGTGTTGTATAAGCTTGTTATGTAGGCAACCATGCCACTTGAAGGGTTAGAGGGTTTTCTGTGGAGCAGAGTTACTCCAGATGAACCTCCCAGCATGTTACCTGACATGTGTGACACGCTTCCAAGGATAGGTAAGTTAGCAATGCTGGCGAAAGTCTGTGAGTAAACCTCTGCAACGCCTGCGCTTTGCCAGAATTGGAACACGTCAGCGGTTAGCGTCTTGTGTACCTGCACCGTGCGTCGGAATAGCGACCCCGGTGAGTTGTCTACGCCAAAGGCAAAGCCATCATCGAACGTCACAACCTCACCGTACCCAGCGCCACTGGCTGTAGCGTCCCAAACATTGTCAGAGCCAACACCGTCCCATCCGATCTGTGAAACACCGCCGTTTGTGGCTGCATAAATCGTAGACACTGGCACACCATTAACCAACGGAGCGTTCTTTAGCGTTGTGATTGCTACGGAGTTGACTGCGTTGCTTGCGATGCCATCGGTCACTCTACTGCTATGTGATAGATTCGCATTCCTTTCTGATATATCCCCTTTATATCTCCATGTTGCACCTACCCTCCACAAGTCTCGTAGATCACCAAGGAAATCAATTACATTTGCCCCTCCTCCTGCCCCTGAGTCGGCGGCCACTAACTTCCCGTTATGGAACGCTATGGAGGCTATAGAGTTGTTATAAAGCATCTGCCCTATCCCTGCATTAAACACCATCCACATCGGAACACCCGGATCAGTCAAGTCATAAATAGTAACCTTAGCCGCTTCTGCAACTATCAAGCCCTTAGCAATACCACCTAGCTTAGCGCCGCGTGTGGCTGTGTTCAGAGCCTCTGTGTTCCAAGAGCGATGCACGTCATTCATCCACTGTCTACGTGCTTCTGGATGCCAGTCAGCTACGTCAAACTGAACTACGGCTACTGCGTTGGCTGTGATGGTGGCTGTGATAGCAGCGAGGCCACCAAGGTTAGTGCGCTCGGATGCTGTCAGTATCTTAGCATCTGCGCCCTCAACCATGCTATCCATAGAGAAGACATCAGCTTGAATTACATTTGGATCGTAATCGGAGACCAGCATATCGCCTGTACCTGAGCCCGCCACACCCGGATCGCCTTTAGCTCCAGTGGCACCATTCAGTACGGTGAATGTACCGATGGTTATTGTCTCCCCCGAATCACCCCAAGCGGTATAGGTATCGACCGTGCCTTCCGCCCCTGTCCCAGAGGTTAAGGATGTGTGGTCAATATCCTGCCCTGTTGCACCTGTATTACCTGTAGATCCAGTAGCGCCATTCAGCACGGTAAATGTGCCTTTAACCACGGTCTCACCCACATCACCCCATGCGGTGTAGGTGTCAACTGTTCCGGCTACTCCTGTGCCAGCCGTTTTGCTAGTGTGGTCAATAGTTACAGACACAACTGTTCCATCGCCTAAAACCATCTGGCTATTGGCAGGGTCATGCTGCACTAAAAGCTGGTCTAAATCAGCACCCTGCAAGGTGCCTCCGGCCTGTTGTATCGCGTCAAAACTTACTGGTACTGCCATGTTAAACCTCCAAGAAAGACATTTTCAGCGATTGGCCTTTCCAATCAATGTCTTTTCTTATGATAATATAATCGCCTTGGCCTTGATCGAACGGCGGCAAGCCTTTACTGATGAATGAAGACACATCTCCAGCCTCCATGCCGAGCAATCGCATTGAAACTGACACGTTTGTTAACACTCTACGCCCGTCTTTCCATCTGCCAACATACAATGCGGCGCGTGTCTGTAGCTCCACGTCTGGAACGCTCCATTTGTCCTTAAACACCTCTAATCCAACCATCTCATACGCAGTTATGGAGTCGGCATCAGCAAATGCAAAAGAGTTTAGAAACTGCTCATCACCCTCGCCATCGCCTGTGTAACCGGACATAATCAGGCATTCGTTCTTTAAGTCTTTCCAGCCGCGCCGATATGAAAAACCTGCTTTTACATCAGCGTTTGTGATCGCTTCAATCGGTTGCGTTACAGGCTCCTCAACCAAGGCCATTTTACCTTGCCGCATCACCCATTGCGCGTTTAGCAGCCACGCTAGCTCTGCCAATAGCGTTAACGCTCCCACGGGTTTAGTGATGATTCTTGTGCCGCGCATATTCGGATATGTAAGCTTGAGCGCCGCCAATGAATCCAAGTCAATGCGCTGCGTTGGGAGATTCACATGGTTGACTAGAATATCCTTACAAACATCGGCCAAGTGCCATTCTTGCCCTCCGTCTGGCGATGTTAGATTGGTATAAACAATGTCTTGCCAAACCGTGCCATTGTCCTGCCACGTTGCGCCAGAAACAGGTGTGACTGCGCCGCCGTTCGATACACCTGATGCAACAAGAGCCTTCCAAGAGTTGGTGCCAAACACAACCACATCACCAATAGCGTAATCGACTGTGGCATCCCACACTGCGCCAGCTTTAATGCGAGGGAGCTTCACATCGACAATATCCATGTCGTCCTGAATTGTCAGCGTGTACTGCTTTCCATTCCATGCTGCGTCCGCCACGATGCCGCGATATATCTCACTTGATACCGCAGAACCATCAATCATATAGCCTACGCGAACCGCCACTTGCTTTCCGCGCAATGGCTTAGCCATCACATCATTGATGGCGGGTTCAGGCGCTAGGGTAGCCGTCATGCGTCCAATCATAGATTGCGACACTTTCGGCGACATTTGAGCCGATACGGTTGAGATATGACTCAATCCACGAATACCATCTTGTCTTTTTTCTGTCGTAAATATCGCCCCAAGCGGAAACGACCATGAGGGAGATATACCCGGAGATAGAGGGTCAACCGTTGTAATCATGGAAGCATGCGTGCCAATCTTTAATGGCGCGTCCTGATACGTTATTTCTATCTTACCCATCACTGGCGCTTCATCGTTTGCAGAATTGGCAGCTTGAGCAATGTGCGCGCGCCAAAACTGATGCGCTGGTATCTCACTGCCTGACTCGACCACCCCAACCAGCGTCCAGTTATTATTGGTCGCTTCAAGCGCGATCACAGAACTATCAGTATGGTACAGCGTCACAATTTGCGAAGCCGTTGCAGGCACAGTATCGACAAAAGAAATCGTACCCGTGTTCAGTGGGATGACACCCATATCCATTTGGCGAGTCAATGAACCGATCGACTGGTATCCCTCTTGTCCACCAATCGACATTGCACCATTAAGCGAGTCAATACGCCAAACAGCATCAGCAACCGTGTATACAAAGACACTCAATGAGAATGTATAATTGGTTGAAGGGACAAAGCCCGGATTGGGCAGGTCGGCCTCTGCAAATGTCAGATACCCAACGAGCAATGTGTAGTCGCGGCCTTTGGATATAGAGGCATCAAAGCCTGTCAGTGTGATTGTAGACACTGCCAGAGATGGCGTAAATGTAACTCGCCGACCCACTTGATTACCATTGCCATCAACGAGGCGTGCATAACATGTTCGTGCTGTGAATCCTGCATATTGGGTGCGTACAATGAGTTCATCGACGATACTTGTCGCTTGCGCGGCAAAAGGTATCCCATGTTCTGAAACTTGGCTGCTGATTGTCTTGTCATACGAGTCTAGCACCAATCGCGTGCCAGTGAAGAAGTTACCTTCGGTGTGCCAATGCGCGATGACGTTGCCGCTCATGCTGATTGTCGCATCTAAAACATCAGTGCCTCCGTATGCCGCCGCGACCGCTGCACCTGCTGCAAGGGTCACACCGCCTAGAACACGGTCAAACGATACGCTTACATCAGAACCCACCATCGGGTCATCAACGCCTGTCCATTGCGTGCGTGAATCAATCGCCACACGCGCTGCAACGTCTGCGTAAATATCCACAAACACAACAGGCTCTTGCCGCTGACGATCAACTGCCGCGTCAATGATGCGAGGGTCAATAGCTAGCACTATACGTCCTCAACCAGTTTTAATGCCATAGACCGATGCACAGCCGATTTAATGGGGAATGCTGTCGTGTCGGCATCCTGCATCATGAAATAGCACTCGTTCGGAGCGGTGTCCGGCATCCATGCCCACCAGAAGCTTTCCATCGTCTCCAGAACGTCCTCGCGGAAATTGTCGATCGCAGTGTCATAAGCACTGCGTTCAAGCACTGACCAACGCGGATTTAACTCCAAGCGACGATAGTGCAATGTCTTATAAAGACGGCCAGACATAGCTGTAAACTTGGCACCTCGATAGACCTCATTGTATGGGTCATATCCATAATCAACATTGGGCATCTCAAGCATCGCTCCGAGAAACAATTCGGGGATAACCATGTCGGTCAAGGCAGGCTGGCCTGTGTAGGTCATCTCATAGTTTCGGATATTGGACGCGCCAACAGGAACCACTGTATGCGCCGGAAGCTTATATACTGTGGACGTGTTCTCTGCCGTCATTGCGCCAGATGCGATAGTGGTAAAAGCCACTCCGTCGAAAAAGCCTAACGTGAAGCTGCCAGCATCGGACTTGAAGCCCACGGCATCATTTCTATGTGCGCCCAGAACCAGCGCCTGAGCCTCAGTGGTGACTGAAATCAAGAACGTAACAACGCCAGACGCATCTGAACGTGCAATGCTTGGACTCAGCAAATCCTGATTGAACATGCGCGTTGCCAATGAGCCGCCGCCGGATGTGCCAACATTAAACTGGATGGTGGAAACGCCATCGAGGGCGTTCAGGTCAACAACGCTTGAGTGTACGATAATCGGTTGATCTGCCATTACACCACCACCACGCCCATACCACGGTCAAAAGAATCTTGGATATGAGGCGCTAAAGAATCAGCTAATTGCTGTGCAGCGATTGGGTCAACCAATCCTGCGGTAGTTTCTACCACGATTGTTAGCTGAGGGGAAGGTTGAACCTGCTCAGGCGGGATGGACGTGTTATTCACTGGTGCAAGCGATCCACCACTGGATATTGAAGTTCCTAATCCCCCCGCTGCGCCTCCGCCCATCTTTGTCGAAGCAATCTTGGCAACATTTGCTGCGCCAGCCGCCGCTATAAGCCCAGAAACAACAACAGCAACAGGAAACGGCAACTCCGCAAACACCTTATTGGCTGCCGTTATTGTGCTTATAATGGTGTTAGCAATGGCGGCTGCTTTTCCAATCTCAAACATCTTACGGTTTTCTGAGTCCATCATCCCGGACAGCATCTTCAAGCCCTTTTGCGTCATGTCAATCTTGTCGTCCAATGTCATTTCATCAAACTTCTTCATGCTGTTAGCCACGACTATAGCATCTTTGGACATGGCCTCTAAATTAACAAGCTTATTGCTACGGAAAATGTTGCCAAACTCCTCCGCAAGACCAGCCTCGGCTTCACCCATGAGTTTAAGGCGCTCCATCTTGCGCTCGTCTGCTGCAATATCAATCTCATCAATCTTGTCTGCTGTTTCCTGAGCCGCGACCAGCTTTGCCTCATCGAATGAAAGCTGTAGGTCTGCCGTAAGCAAGTTGGCATCACGAAGCTTTTCCATGCGTTCGTCTATTCGCGCAAACTCACGCTCAAGCTTTAAAAGCTCAGCCGCTTCTTCGCTCTCTGTGAGTGCAATGAAGGTCAAATGCTTATCGCTAAGCATCTTGGTTTCGCGCTTGAGTATGGCCTCTTTTATGCTGACTACTTTACGGTCATGAGCCTCTACCAGTGAGTCAAGAGCCTTGTCGTATCCCGATATTGCAGCGCTTCTCTTTTCCGCGCTAACCTTTTCACTAAACGTGACGAGGTCAAGGTGTTCAGTCAGCTTCGCCAACTTCTGTTCATAAAGAGTGTCTTCCCTGTCTAGTCCCGATTTGCCGAACGATGAGGCTATCTCCGCCTGTCGCGTAAAAAACTCTATCTGCTTGCTGGCTAACTTGTCTGCGGCAATCTGAGCTTTTGATAGCTCGTCGCCACCGCCTCCGGTCGGCTTATTCTCTTTGTCGTCCCCCTCCATCAAAATGGAGCGTGCATCAACGTATGCGGAAAGCATGTCCTTGGCTTCTTCTAGCTGTATCTTTAGCTGCTTAACATGGCCGCCCGCTAATGGCACGCCTGAAAAGAAGTCTATTCGCCCCTTTAGCCTGTCAACCTCTGAACCCCATGTGTTCACACCATCCGTGGCCTCTTTCATGAGCGGAACGGTGTCATTAAGCCACTGGTAATACTCAGTAAACATGTTCATAGTGTCTTGCAAGACTCTTGATGTAGCGGCTAAGAGGTCAATGGTTCCGCTCTCTGCCAATGCCACGCCTAGTTTAAACCAAGCCGTACTCAAGCGATTAAGTTCTTGCTGGAGGTTATGGGCAGCGCGTTCGGCGGCTGTACCAAACTCAGTGTTCATGATTTTAGCCATTGCTGGCAGGAGGTCTTTAGCAAGCACCTCTCCATTCTCAAGCATCTTGTTCAGTTCTTTGGTGGTTCTACCCATTGCCTTGGCGGCCATACCAAATGCGCCAACCAGACGGTCGCCAAGCTGACCCCTCAATTCTTCGGCCTGAACATTTCCTTTGCTTAGCATTTGTTCAAATGCCTTCATTGATCCGGCAGCTTGGTCAACTGTCATGCCAAGGGCTGATGCGGCTGTCATTGTTGCAGAGAAAAGCTCTTTTACGCCTTCACCTTCAAGACTGGTTCCTTTGGCGGCGGCTGCAAGCTTCGCATACGCATCTGCTGACTCTTGAAGGCTAAACCCTAATCGGTCTGATTCGGCAGAAAGGAACTCGAACGCCTTGGCTGAGTCGCCTGTGGCTAACTCTAAGGTGTTCATCATGCGCTGATAAGCCATTCCATCGGAAGCAGACTTAACAAGAATGCCTGTGATAGAGCCTATTGCAGCTCCAAAGAGAAGACCTTTACCACTAACGGTATCAAACGCAGAAGCGAGTGCAGATAGACGACCAGCATGCTTACCGAGTGCGCCCTCTGCGACTGCCGCTGTGCGCGACATATTACGCAATGCACCAGTGAATTTACTGGAAGACTTACTCGCTCTGCCAGTCTTTTTACCTACGTCACCAAGCTTGTTTTCGATCTTGCCCAACGCAGAAGTGGCTTTGCCCGCGCCATCAACGCTGAAGGTTATGGATACATTTTTACCTAGCGCCATTGTGCTTGCTCCTCCGTTTAATGTTTTCAGCGTTTACACCCTGCACTATGCTGACAAAACCCATCAGTTTTGCAGGCTGGTCAAACAATCCACCCGACTCAGGATAGCAGCCGTTATCAATTCCAAGGTACGCCTCAAAAACCAAGCTGTAGTCATTAACATACATGACAGGGCATCTATCGCTGGCCTCGCCGTCAACCCATTCCTTTAACCCGTGGCAGCCACCGCCAGGCATAGTTCCGCCATCTGACAAAGGGCATTTTGAACACCCTTTGCCATCAAGCCATGCTATGGCGGCAAGCTTTACTTTTTTTCGTCACCCTCAGTCGGGAACAAGACACCCATCACCATTGCTGCGATGTTATACAACTGCTCAACGGTGTCGGTGTCAGACATGTCTGCCATATCCGCAACTTCTGTAGGGTTAAACGATTCTCCATTTACTTCAAGGGTATCAATGCAATTTTTAAGGATATAGCTCAAAAACTCATCTTTACCCTGCGCTGTGGAGAAAGAGGTGTGCAGGTCGATTACTCGAACCTGCATGCTCTTGGTGATTGTCTTTACGCCGATTGTAACGCCATCTTCCGATACTGTTTCGGTATGTCCTTTAAGAAGCTTCATGTAAAGGAAACCGAAAGCTGGTCGTCAGAGGTGGACTCAAAAAGTGAGTATGTCACATCAAGAGTATCACGCTCTGCGCGTTCGCTATAAGCCACCGACTGTCTGCGTCCCGAAGGTGCAGTGATCGTGGTGATATTTCCTGCTACTGCACCAAATGTTGCAGACAAGCTTGCATCAGTTCCATTGGCTAACGCTGCCCATTCTGCGGCTGTGGCAATCGAGTCCTTAGTAAATGTCATTGTAGGAGCGCGATTGGTAACAACAAACGAATGCTCGCCTGTGGTCTTATGCTCCTGCACGTCATTGCCAATGTCTGCGCTAAACGCTCCAGCCTTGATTGACAGCCCGTCAGTAATCACATCGCTAGTGGACGCAACTACAGGATCAGTAGGCTCAAACGATGCGCCGACTGGGACAGCGGCAACCACTGGCGTAATGTATCCGCCTTGGAAGCTGAACGTAGCTGTTGGAACAGACCCAATATCAGAACTTACTGAATAAGTACCGACTGCGCCTGTGATTTTCCATAGCATGCCATCTTTATACACATACAGAGTGATAGTCTTTTCCACTGCCGTGCTTGGATTGTAACTTACCGATGTTCCGGCTGCGATAGTCTCAAGCATTCTGCAAGCTTGCATCAACGGAGCAATATCTGGTGCCGTGCCTGCCGTGCCTGAGCCTTTCAATTCGACAACGACTTCCACTGTCACTGAGGCATCAGGGTCAACCAAATGAGCCAAGTTGCCCATAGTTTGCTTAACAACCGAACGCTCAATATTGTTTTGGGTAACGGAAGTCGCAAATGAAACGCATCGGATTGCGTTCAGCGCCGCAGTTGGAACCGCATCAGTTCCTTTTGTAGTTTCGACCTTGGCAAGCAAGAGCCGATCATAAATAGTAGCCATTTTTATTTCTCCTTAGTTTCTTTTCTAGGCTCAGTGCCTTTAGTGTCTCTTACTGGTTTCTTCTTCGCCATCATGGTACCGCCTGTGGGTTATTTTCAGAGTACCTATAAGATACGCTGTACTGCAACACTAAGGCGGCAACAGGTTTCTCGCCTTGCCCGTCAGTGATTCTTTCACGACCATCGTACACCGTGTTGGTCGCAATATTGGTGAGCGTTGGGTCGGCTGCCATAGCTGCCTGCACTTCCGCTTGAATCTGGTTCAGCGCGGCATCAAAATCACCTGCCAATGAAACTATGGCGGTAACTTCAATCGCCAGCGTTGCCGATATGCTCCGGGGGTAGCCCTGCGTAACATATTCGGCTGACTCAGCCCCAACGTCCACTGCCACGCAGGGGAGGTCGGAACGCTCAAGTGCATGCACGCGCCCAGCGAACACACTGGCACCAGTAGAAGGTAGCCCGGTCACAAGCGCCACTACATTGTCGCGTATCACGGTTGCGATATGAGGCATTACACAAGCTCCAGAGCGATCTCTGTCATGCCTGTGCCATCTGGCTTAACGCCTACTGCAATATAGTTGACCGATCCCACAATCACTGCGTCCCCATGCTTTGCCGCCGGAATATCTATTGTCCTGCACACAACCGCTGGCTGCGACCCTTCCGACTCAAACTCGCCCATATTAACCGCGTAGAACTCCGCATCAAATATAGCATGAACAGACACTCCAGCATAAGAGATCGGATCTCCCAATTCGCGCAGCATTGTCAGTCGGTCTAGGTCAGACTCAATCATTTTTTAGCTTTTTTCTCCACTGAAACTTCGGCTTTTCCTGTTAAACAAAGATAGCGACCGTCTTCATCCGACACGGTGTATGACTTGCCTTCCGTAAGGTTCTTTCCTGACGCGCCACATGATCGTAAACATTTAATCTTCATAATGATACTCCTTTTTGTTGCCAGCTTCCCTTCTTGTTTAACTTACAGTAAAGGTAGCTTTTTAGTAATTTCTTAAATCAAGAGTAAGAAACTGGCAGTAAAAAGAAGGGTGAGCCGAAGCCCACCCAACCAATATTATACGCCTTTACAGAAAGACTCTGCATGACGAACTGCTACATCAACGTCTTGGAAGGCACGCAATACGATACCACCAGAAGCCGCTTTAGTTGCAATATCAACAGACAGGTCGAGAACGCCCCACATGCCGATGATTACGTCATTGAAGTTACCAAACAGAATGCTATCAAGAGCCATCTGGTTAGAAATATCCATGTTGTAACCATTCACTTGGCCGCCTTCCATCAGGAAACGACCAGAGCCAGAATCAAGCAATGAAGTTTTCAAGTAACCCTGCATTGCAGGAGTTGAAACATACTGCAACGCACCCATCAGCGCATTGTCAGTCAACACGGCAGTTTCAAAAGCAACCAACTCAGCGAACGTAGGTGCGTTGTTCACAAGGATGGTTGAAGTATTGATGCCAGTTGCATTCAAGATACCAGTAGGCTGGCCAGCAGCGCCGGAACCAGAGATTGCGCCCAAGTCGATAGCCAATGCTGCGCCAGCGATCAAGTCAGAGCGAACCAGAGCTTCTGCATCAGGTGTACCCTGCTTCAACAGACGGCGAGTGATTGGAACTGCGCCACCGATTGTGCGAGGAGTCATTGTTACCTGTCCGATGGTCACATCAGAATCAACAGCATCAGCATCTTCGGCTAACCATGTGAAGGTCGAACCAGCAGTTTGCTTAGGAATATCAACATTACCAACCAAGCCTGCCATTACACGACCGCCTGCACGCAAAACAACAGAGTTGTTACGCAACTGGTCGATGAATGAGCCAGCCATGTGTTCAGTGGCTACCAAGTTACTGGTATCGGTGGTATTCATAGGCGGAGTTACGCGAGTGAAGTCAGTGCTGCGCTGAACATCGAAAGGGACAAAAAAGCCCTTAGCTTCACGGTCAAGCTTTTCAGCAATGTCCAATGAGCATTCACGTTCAAACTCAGCTTTAGACCAATCGCCAGAGGCAGCAGCGCGGATGGCATTCATAATAGAATAACCACGAACTTCTTTTTCTGTCAGGCCAATTTCAGTTGCAGGTTTAGAAACGATTACTTGATCGCTCTGCTTGTCCAGTAATGCAACGCGGAATGAATCAACAGACTTACCGCTATTGATGAAGTCGCGTGCCAAGCCTGCAGCTTCAAACTTTTCGCCTAACTCTGCAATCTGTGAGCCGCGAGTACGCTCATCTTTTTGTGCCGTGGCACGTTCAGCAGCGAGATCAATCGCTGGTACTTTATTTTCTTCGGACATAATAGTCTCCTTAATGTTTGTTATAATAATATCATTTTCATCGGTGTAGCTTCTGCCAACCTGACAATTCGGGTCGGCAGGTATCGAAACGAAACTAAGCTCCAAAGGTTGCCACTTTGTCGCTCTGTACTGGTCAAGTCCTTCTTTTCCAGCCTTTTCCTTTCGCATTTCATGGATTCGGTAGCCCACGCTAACCGCGCCTCTAATTCCGTCAACAATATCGTTAAATACTTCCTTAGCGCGTTTGCTCCGGCCAAAACGCACCGTTGCACGGCCAATCTTATCAGGGTCAATCGACACCTTATCAACCACACCAACATGATCGTCTGGATTGTGTCCAACAAGGACAGCGCCACGCTGCTCCAATCGTCCCAAATCTACCGATGACGGCGAGTGGTCTAGGATTTCCATTCCGAAGTGACGCTCAACAGCCATCTCAGTGGAAAATACAATATCCACCGTCCTTTTTTCTTCGTTGATCGTGCTTTCATCAACAACAGACTCTCTATATAGAGTGCTAATCTTCATCTTTATTGTCCTCCTCTTTTACCTCAAGACTTTCGCCAATACTCACTCCGATGCTTTCCATCAGCTCATGCTCAGAGGCCATCTCTGCCCAAACTTCTTCGGGGTCGCGCCCTTGCTCACGGATAATGTCAGACCTTGATCTGAGGCCGCTTTCAACAGCCAGCACGTTCGCTTGAATGTCTTTCAATGGGTCAACCCACGCCCATCTGCGCCCTTGCCATACAACGTCCTGATACTTTTCTTCCCTCATAGGGTCGAGTGAGGACTTTCCGATTTTGATGTTGCTGTTAAGCAAGGCTTGACGCAGCCATGACTCATAAATAGGGCGGCAGAACTTATTAATCATCCACTCTTGCAGTGACTTCCATACTTCCCTTTCTTCCAGAAGGCCGGAACGCATGGATGAAAAGCTCACGCTCTCCAAGTCGTTTGCAAGCGCATTGTATGAAACGCCAAGACCTGACGCGATACCGCGCAACTGAGCCTTGACGAATTCGGGAAACTGCTGATGAGGATACGTTGGGTCAAACGCTTCAAACCTTACATTGGCCGGAAGCTCAGTCATTGAGCCTGCTTCCACTTCGTCAATGATCTCACCGTTTTCACCAGCTGCATCGCCTGTAAATTCTTCGCCAGACTCAGAGTAATAAAACCCCATCTTGGACGCGCCCAACTTTGAGGCAACCAGCGCGGCTTCTTCGTAGCCATCAAGCACCTTCATTCTAGCCAGTGTCGAGGCCATCCACGGAACGCCACGGCTTTGGTTGATGAACTCATGCAGGAAAGCATGGATAATCTTGTTCGCTGGTATTCTAGTGCGGCCTACGCCTTGATATGAATACCAGTCTTTTGACTTGTTATCATTGGTGACGTGATACGCAACAGGCTTTCCAACCCGGTTAAACTCAATACCCATTTTGATATAATTGCCATTAGGCATGTCAGACCTTGCGTATTCAATGTCCAGCAACTCAGGGTCAATGAAATCAATCTGGAATGCGTACTTGCCCATATTAACTTTATGGACAATAACCTCGCCATCTATTGATGCGTTTGAGATAAAAAGATTCTGCATGTCGAGCCAAGAGCGCATGCCTGTAACATCACAATTCTCAGAGCGACCCCAAACCTTAAAGTGCTTCTCTAAGACGGCGTTGGCAATAGTATCCGACTCTCCGGTTTCGATAAACTTGGTTCGGGCTTGCATGGTAATGCCCTTGTTTCCCACGATGTTTGTTTTACACATGCCGATAAACTTATGGGCATGGTCATTGTTCTGGTATTGATCGCGAGAACGCGCCCTTAACGCACGCTGCCCCATCCTAATGTCCAAATCGGACTTAGCTGGCTGCGTAGCCCATCCGAAAGCTGCATTGTTTGACTTGGCTGACGCATAGCCCCGCTTTAGCCGATGGCGGTCGACCACGCGAGGGGCAACCATCTTCTGTTCAATTTCCTTCTTGTTGAAAGGCCACATTATGATCTCATCCTCGTCATGATCTTGGTTCGAGATGGAAGTCCATTAGCCATGCGCTCCAAGCGCCTTTCACGCGCATACTCTGCCTTATAGACAGCCCTTAACTTCAATAGCTCGTCAATGTGCATGCGCTCAATCAAACGCCCTGCAACCTGCATTCGCCGCTGGTCTTGGGTAGCCCTGTTTTCCAGAGTCGCTTCAATAGCATCAAGGGTTATCTTCGCATGGCTACGCACATCAGCAGCGCCAGATGACAGGTCTTGTTGCACCACAACGGTGCCGACGAAAACAGTAAACCGCTCAGTTCCTTTGGTCACGAATCCCTTCATGTGATATGAGCCAGCCGAGAAGGTGTTCAGCGCCGCAGTCAAGACCGCCGCATGCGTGCCATCACCATTGTCTGTCGCCACCACGGACTTACTGGTAGCGGCATCAATAATATGATAAGTAAGTACCCAGCCATCGGCAGGTAAAAAACTAGGTAGCGATTTTGTCCATTTTACCGTATCGCCAGACGTGAAAGAGTCCGGCTCTATCGTCGGTATGGTTAATGCCATTTATCCCCATCCCCCTGCTTTAAATCCCATCGAAGACTTGTTTTTCCGCCTTCTTCTACTTCTGGGTTTTGCCATTTCTTTAACAATATCTACAACTTCCACTTTATCAACAGGCTTTTCATCGCCGCCCTGTTGACTATCAACAACCTTTAGCCTAGATTCCAGCACCTTCATGTTTGCATTGAGCAACTCGAAGGCAGCTAAGGCATAAACCCTGCAATCAAGCGCCTCATTGCGCCTGCCGCCTGACTTTTTAACCCACGATCTCACGCCGCGCCCTTTAACATACTTGGTGATCGCCTTCTCAGCGGTAAGCTGTTTAAAGTAATCTTCCGAATAATCCGCAGGAAAGTGGCAGAAACCAGCGCCCACGTCAAGCACTTTAAGTCTTGAGTACACCATATCCTTTGCCGTATCCACCCCGACAGAGAATAACCTTACTTTTTGTGAGTTACCTCTTGTCGGTCTTGACACCAACGGCTTGCCCATTCCCCCCACGCCTTTGATGGCAAACACGCGCCTTGCAAAGCGCGTCTTGCAGAACTTATAAACGTCCTGCGTATGATGCCCACCTGTATCAATGCACACTGCGGACACGGGCATCATGCGGCCTAATTCATGCTCAAACTTTCGCATAAGAAGGTCATCGAATTGCTGCCATATCTCCACCCCTGACGGGTCGCCATATATAACCTCATATCCAAGCGACCAAGTTTCGCTATCCGCGCCAACACCAAGATACTCAATCTCAAGCCTGTCATCCTGCACGTCTGCCCCCGCCACTATAACCAAGACACCTTCTGGTGCCTCCGCCGGATACACCTCACATCGTTCGCTCAAGTCCCCTTCGTCAATGGACTCACCTGATTCTTCCCACGTTTCTCCAAGGGCTGTGTTGATCCACGTCTTCAATGTTTCCGGCAGCTTCTTGGCCTCTACAAAGTTAACTGCCATTTCGCCAAACGTCACCCAAGGGGAATACAGCTCATTAATATGGAACCCTGCAATATGACTCTCTGATGTAGGACTCCACTCGCCAGCCTTTACCATTGCTGTCTTTTCTCTGTCATTGATCTCACCGCCGCACTCTTGACACCAATACGCTGCTTTATGCGGCTCTTTGTCCGGCCAGTGGACGTGCTTCCATTCAAACTTGATTGACTCGTCGCAATGAACGCATGGCATGAAGTAGTATCGCTGATCTGATGACATAAAAGCGGCCTCTATTCGCGACTCCCCTTTAATAGTAGGGGTGGAGCAAATGAATAATTTTCTATTGTGGTATGTTGTTGACCTTTTTTTAGCCAAGGCTATGGGGTCACCTTCCGACCCTGCCGACACCGGGAACCTGTCCACCTCGTCACAAAGCACGATCCTGATTGGCCTAGAGGCCAATGATGCAGGGCTGTTTGCCCCTGCCATAGTGATGTGGCCGCCTGCAAAAGAATTATGAGTGGGGACTAGCTGGTCTCCTGCTAGAAAAAGGTGGCTATCATTGTCTACCGTTATGCACTTGACCGCGACCGAGTCCACTCGCTCTATTCGGTCGATATGCCTCAGCAAAGCCCCTGTCCCTTTAGGGGTTCTGTTCATCTGCCTATTGAGCTTCCTAGAAAGCTTAAAAACAGGAATATCTCTAGAGTTCACTGTAAACTCGACACGCCAAGAACTGGTGGTCTCAACCCTTTTCTTTCTAGGGGACATTCCAAGCGACCTAGCTATAAACATGGCAGAGTCTATTAACTGCTCATTGGTATTTGAAAACACACACAGGCCATCTATTCTGATCGAGCCATCAGTGTCCATCAATCCCCTTAGCAACTCAGCCCTTTGATGAGAGCTTCCCATAAGATACTCATCTGGAACGTGCTTATTATTTATCAAGTCGGCTGTCCTCATTCTTTTAAGGAGGGAGTTGCCAACCTTACTATCAATAATGCCAGCGCCCCTTGCTGCCCTTGCCATTTGCCTACGACACTCGCTGCACTTGCGGTCTTTATTTCTTCCAACCTCCCTTCTGTCATGCCCTCTTGGACAAATGGGGTTGTCGGCCATTGTAAAATCCATACTCACCTTGAGAAGACCTCTACTGCTGATGTGAGTAACCTCTGCCTTGTCAACCACTGCGCCAACGTGACTTATGATCTCTCTGTCAGACTCGTCACACACAAAGAAAGACTGGTGTGACATGCCATCTCCTAGCCATACCCCCAGCGCATACGGATGCAGCACCAGCCCTCTTGACTCAGGCATGTCTACGGGAAGGGTGTTTTCTATATAGAATTTTCTCCTGCGGCCATTGTCATACCTAAGACCTGACTCCATAATCGTCTGCGTCGTCATGGACTGTGGCGCAGACACACCAGAAAACCCTTTTTCCCTAACAACCCATAAATGCTCTGCATCGCAGACGATGTCAGTGCCGTCCGAAAAGACAACTTTATAACATGGACGATTATGATATGTACCAGTAACGCCTATAATATTGCAAGGTTTTCCGTCAGCCCCATACACTACGTCAGACACGCCAAGAGCTTCCACCGTCTTCATCCCTTCACTCGTCAAGACAGGCGTGTTAATACACAATGCTTTATGCAATATTGTACTTCCAGAGTCTCTTGACCGCGCATCTTTCACGCAATCCTTGATGGCTGGAGTGTCTCGCAACATGGGTGAAAGCCTGTCTTTAGACCACGTCTGAGCCATCTCAAGAGTAGGTTGAAGCAACAGCATTGTGCTTGGGTCTTGGTGCATATAATAACCCACTGTATTGTTTAACAGCTCAGTGAGTCCCACCTGTGCGGATTTAATAACCACAACCTCTTGTAGGGTCGGGTCGGAAATCGCATCCATAATTCCACGCTGATACTCAGCCCTTGAGGTTCGCCACGTTCCTGCCTCAGCAGATGATTCGGGCGACAGCTTGCGGTAGAGGTCAGCCCATTCAGATACAGTTAGTTTAGGTGGGGATTTCCATAGTGCCATCTTCTCCGTGAGCAAGCTCATCCAGTGCTTCAAATATCAACCTCTCCGCCTCATTCTCTGCCGCCTTAACATCATCAGGGCATACAGCTAAAGCTAGTTTTTTTGGCAAAGTAAGAAGCTTTGCACGACACTCCATAATCATCTTGCCCATTGCCTCGGACACTTCTTCCGCATTAACCAGAACGCCCTCTTTCTCAGCCACTTCCATTTCCGTCTTATTGGCCTGTGCTGCCTTGAGCCTTGCAGACTCAGTTTGCAGGTCTAATACTTTTGACCCACCACCCTCGACAGACTCCATAATCTTTAGCCTGAGAATGCTCCTTGACTCAAACTTCCCGTCATCGAAAGCGACTAGCCCAGATGACTTTATCCACTTCGATACAGTTCGGTCACAAGCGCCTATCAGGTCTGCCACATGTGCGATGGATACCCTCATGTGGTCATGAACTTCATCAATGCCCGGTCAAAATCGCGATGATAGTTTTTGAATATAGCTGACACCGTAATGCGCTCAAACTGATACTTGCGCTTATACCTAGCTCTGGACTTAATCAGCAGCAGAAGCCTTGTTTTCTTAGCCCCCCTGCCATGCCTCTCCCACACGCCAGCAGGCCGATTGCCGACTTTCTTCTTGGTGATATAAAACTTGTTCTTTGCGCCGGAGCCTCTTTTGCTTCTGGTGCCGCCTGCATTTCTTAGTGCTGGCAAAATCTTGTTCTCAAACTTCTTGCCACTAATCTGCCCATAGGCACCTTTCCCACGCACTTCTTTTGAAAGGATACCCACCACGCTTTTTCCGATTATATTACTAATCGCAATATCTGACTTCTTGCGCCGCCTGATCCCTCCGAAGACATTCGCCCTTAACCACTTGTTTGCCTTCACCCCGTTTGGCGTGTCGTCGCCGTCCGCACCTTTGGCAAACACCCTTGCCGTGGGCTTGCCCATAGTCGCCTTGCTAAACACAATAGCATTCTTGGTTACGCCCTTTGGCTTTTTAAAGAACTCCGACAGCTTCTTCGTGTTCGCTACCTTTGCCTGCCATAAGCCACTATTTAAAGCACCTACCGATGCGAACAACATGCCTTTTGTTCGGACTCGCTTGACCCAAGCCCTCGCCTCGTCTGCGGTTGTATTTATCTGGATTCCCATAGCGAAACATTAATAGGGACGTTGCCCCACGTCAATCGAAAACAACAACCCCCACTCAGCAACATTAATCACCTTACTTC